ATTATCACCACAAACCAATACATCTACGTTATCCCTGTGTTTCCTAATCCTGGAAAGACCTTGAAAACATATTTCTGTTATCTCAGGTCTTTCCCAGGTAGGTATTATTATCAGTATCCTAGGATACCTCAAGATACTTTATTGCATTAGTGTTGACAACTCTTGAATCAAATCGCATCCATCCAATGAATGCAACCTGGCCGAGTTCAAAATAACGCTCATCACTTCTCAGGATTTCAAATCCTCTAACTAATCTGATCACGTGCTTACTGAAATCACCAAAATAGATTAATTTACCTCCGGTTGCCACTGTTCCTGGTAATGCATCATTTTCCCAATACTGATAACCTAGTATTTTATCAGGAACTCCCGCACCTAAAGAAGGCTGGAATAATGGCTGTGTATAATTTGAAGTACTTACATCCAGTTTTCGGATGGCTCCAACTATTGCAGAATGAAGCATAAATCCAACTTTCGGGCCCATTCTGTAAGCCTTATTAACTGAATATAAAAGATCAATCAATTCACTTTGAGTAAATGCCGAAGTACTTGCTGTAACTTTACCCTGGGATGCACCATAAGAAATCCCTTCTGGTTGTGAAGATCCTGTTCCGGTTGAAGCGGCTGTATTGACTGCCCTTCCCATTCTGAGACCTAACAATTCAGCTAACAATGACTGGAAGTTAGTAAATGAATCCTGCATGATCTGCTTAGTAACGGGTATCAAACCAGTATTGAATGCATAAGACTTTAACGTTTCCGATCCAAATGTCACGCCTGTTGCTGAAGTTGTCGCGTCTCCACTTTCTGCCAGTAGATAAGCATCATTAGCGGTATCATCAACGGTCGGGAATGGCATATCTGCACCCGTTTCTGAAATCCATAACCTCATTGGGCCACTACCAGAAAGATTTGCAAACGGGCCTGTATATTCCATGAATTGTTCAATCTCATAAGAGAAATCTTCTGCTATCGTGTAACCTCCGGCTGCGGCTGTAGTACTTGATGCGGTTGCGGCTCTTTTTTCATCAGGATGTTTTACATAGTGCTTTTCAATCAAATCAAGCTCCTCATCACTCATTCGCTTTTCACCATATTGCAGATACTTTCTGAATGCCTTTTTGTATTCTTCTTTTTCGTCTTTTTTAACTGGTTCTGCATCTGGTTCTTGTGGTTCTCTGCCTTGCGACCTTGCTTCTATATCATCAAGTTTCTCCTGCCTTGCGATCTGCTTTGTAAAATCATCATACTCCTTATCCCATTTATTATATTCTGTTTCCTGGTCTTCAGGTATGGATTCACCTCTTTCTATAATCCCCTCCCAATCTTTGGCACGGTCTTTCATTTGTTCATATACACGTGCTCTTTTCTCATACAATTTTGTTAAACTTTCCATCTTACTTTTTTAGATTTAACTTGGCCTTAATTAATTTTAATTTATTTTCATTTTTTATTTTAATAGCTTCCCTTAATTCAGATTCATGATCCTCCTTTTTTCTTGCGGCAACAGTTGTACTTGAACTAGCCGGGTAAGTAACAGGGCTTACATCATATAGCTTTTCAAACTTCAAAATAGTTCTCCTGTCTTTTTTGAGTTTTTCATTATCGTCTCTCCACTCCCATTTTTCTTCTTTTACCCTAAATGCAAAACTTGACTGATCAACATCCCCGCTTTTTACAGAATCTTCCAAGTCCTTTGCATAACTTCTGTTAGGTGTTTTATACTTATAAGAAAGATTCCCTTTTGCGTCTGTATATAGTTCTAATGTTTTAGATTTTGTTCTGGCTAAAACAAGGTTAGGATCATGATTGAATAATGCCCTTACATCATCCTTTAACACATCATCAAAAGCACCTTTTGCTACTTTTTCTTCAAAAAAGCCCAGATCATACCATTTTTCAACCTCAGAAGCAACCCCCTCGATAATACCCTCATTTTCTTCTCTGTATTCAACAGGATGAGTATAAAATCTGCGTTCAGCTTCTGAAATATGATCTATATAATCATTCTTGTTGTGCGTCCACTCCATTTTGCTTTTCTTTAAATTGATTTCCTTTTACTATATTTTCTAATGTAGTCATATTCATTTGCATGAAATTATTGTCACCATATTCAACAGGATTCCAGTTCTTTTTCTGCCTTATTTCATTTATTTGTCTGATTCCTCCTGTTGCATAAATCCTGTCTACTTCAGCCTGTGTTCTAATATCAGCCCGCATATATCCATCCATATCAAACTCAAAATAAAAATTATCGGCATCCAATATTTTTAGGGTATATTCCTGCTCGAATTTTGAAAGTATTGGCGCAACAGTATCAGCTAAAAAAGCAATGGCATTTTGTTCTATATTTCCATAAGTAGCCCTGTCAAGCTCAGCAAGTTTTTCAGGAGGTACACCGTACCACCTGGCAATAGTCAAAACCGAAAAAGACCTTGTGCCTAAAAATTGTGCATCCTCTGGGGGGATACTCATTGGCTGGTACTTAAATCCATGGGATAAAAGTAAATTACCTGATTTCCTAACCTGATCTTCTATGCCTTTTTGAAATGCTTCTCCTTGTTCTTTGCTTAATTTCTCATCCGTAGTCAATAATCCGGTAGGTTTGCCACCTCCTTTAAAAAATCTGCCACCATACTCTTGTGCGGCAAATTCGATCCCTATATCTTCCCTGGCATGTGTAATAATACCTTTACCGATAAGATCATCCCCTAAATTTGGGACATAGATAATTTGATTTTGATTATATTTTTCACTTTTACCATTTTCATCATCAATAGTAAAAATTAATTTATTCCTGGTAGATATTTCTATTTTTTTTAGTCGCCTAGGATGTATTAATTCAATGCCTGCATTATCTGATAGTCCAAGTTTTATTTTTGCTAAATGGTACCCCCAATTAAGATAATGAATAATGGCCCGCTGAAAAAATACAGATTTTGTGGTATATGAGTTCGGGTATTTAGTTAATCTGTAATATGGATGATCACTTGCAGTCCTTCTGCCTTGTGGCAAGATTTGATAAATTTTAAATGGGAGTGAACTAATTACACCAGATAAAATCCTGGTACATGCCCAAACAGCGGAAAAATTCATGGCATTATCCATGTTTACATTTTTCCCTGCATTAGTTTCCGTGCCTCCAAAAAGCTGTGAAAGTGTATACCCGTTTATTGGTGTATTTGGATCGTGGATATTACCGCCGGCCCGCTCTTCTCTTTCCCAAATATATTTTCGCCAAAAATCCTGAAATATGGCCATATAGTCATGATTTCAGGAAAATTAAAAAGTTTAATTCTTAAAAGGTGTTACCTTGGGTAATTATTTTCTTTTTTTAGACAATTGAACCCTAAAGCTGGATATATCAGAATACCTTCTTTTATTAAATAGTTCTTCATGTAATTCCTCTGTTTCAAGGTATGCTTTTTTAAAATTTCCAGTTTTAGACAGCTTATCATAAAATAATTCTCTGAAACTATTAACTGTCATATCTGCTTCCCATTTCATAGCTTTACTTTTATAAGTATATTATTGCCATTGAAATAATCATGGCTAATTTCGTTAATCTCAAAGTTATTTTCAATTAATACCCTGTATTCCTGCAATGTTCTTCCAAATGTATAATAATTCTGATCTTTACAATTTTCAAAAAGCAATAAATGCCCTTTTCTTATTGTCCAGGATTTAAAAACACTATCGACATCCTCAATATGTTGTAATACATTACCTGTGAAAATAAGATCCACCTCAATATCAATCTTTTCAAATGGTTTAATTAATCTTACATCATACTGATTATAAAAAAATTCATTTAGTACAATATCAACGCCTATATATTTTGTATTGTCGAATAAATCCGCAAACATACCTACACCGCAACCAAAATCTAATACTTTGGAATATTCAGGTATAAATTTCTTTATATAGTTTTTCTTATCCTCATAGAATAAGTAATGTTCAGTCACATTATGCCTTTTATCACCGACATAAAATGAACCATATTTTTTATAACGATTCTGCCAATAAACTAAACTTTCTGACATCTGAAAAAGCCATTTATTTCTTCAAGTTTAAATCCGGTTTTACTTAATTTCATTTTAAAGCCTTGCTTTGTATATTTTCTGATATGTCCTAGATCACTCCTTAACGTTTTCTCAAACGGAACTTGTATCCAAAGAACTCCATTTTTATTTAAACAATTGAATACATTTTTTAACGCCAAAGTGTCCTTTTCAATATGTTCTAATACGTGAATCATTATAACATTGTCGAATTTTTTATTAATGCTTTCTTCAATATTATACCCGCCGGATTCCATATAAGATGAAGTATATTTAAACTGACTTTTCTCGAAAAATATTCTTAATCCTGGATTAGGGCTAATATGTAAAATACTGCCATCTCCATTATATATCTCGGCAAACTCTCTATGCCTTTCTAAACTTTTACAGTTAGGGCATCTTGCATTTTTACGATCTCCCATTTGAAGAAAATTACCTTCATAATTGCATAAATTACATTTCATATCTAAAATAATAAGTTGGTGTAACATTAAAACGTTGTATTTTTTTATATCCTTTAAGGAACTTTTTTATTTGCTTTAATTTTTCGTATGTCCTGGCTTCAATAAATATATGTGGTTTATCTCTTTTGATAATTTTTTTACATGATTCTAATACATCAATTTCATCACTACCATCTACATCTATTTTAATAAGCCCTATTTTTGAGAAAACTAAATCAGCTAAATCCAGTGGAGGTAATAAATAATAAGGGAATTTTACATAATCGTTTATGTTATTCATTTTAATATGATCATGAAATTCCTCATGCATAAATTTATCAAAACTATATACTCTTTTGCCTAATTTTTTAGCAAAAAAAACAGAATGCGTACCAATAAAACACCCGACATCAACACAATCACCACCGATGAACAATCCCTGCATATAATGCAGCATTTCAGCCTCATATAATTTTCCTGCTCTTATTTTATCACCTATTCGCCCGGGAATATCATCCCTGAAATTTAATCCATCTATTAGCATATTAATTTTTCTTTTTTTCTTATTTCTGGATTCATTAGGCTTTCACAGTGGCCATGATGTACTAATGTTTTCGAATAATGGTACATATTTAACCCGTTTTTTCTAAATCTTTTGGTAATCTGCCTGGCTACACCCGATGAACTATCCATGTTCACATAATAAAGTTTAGGCATGTATTCTTTTATTTTATGATCACTCATAAATACAAGATCAAACCACTGGGATTTATAATAAAGCTCTTTATTAAAATTTATTACATTAACCGGATATGATCCCCAAAGTGAACTTCCGGCGCGTTCATCATTGCGTAAATCAAGTATTATTTTTTTGTCATCTTTTATATTTTCCCATAAATAAGCACATTTTGAAAAGAAATTATCCCTTAAAATTATATCATCCTGGAGATTAATATAATACTTGAAATTATTTTGCTTCATTTTGTCAAAAGCAATATTCATTAATTCATAAAATCTTTTTCTACCATAATGTTCTTTAAATCTGAGTACCTCGAAGCCTTCATGAGAAATAACTCCATAATCACACTTATCAATCAGGATAACGCCTCCTATTTTGTAATGGCCTTTTTGATCATTGATCTGTTTTAAAAGGCTTTTTAAGTTTTTCTCTCTTTTATAGCTCGTTATTGATATGAAAAAATCCATTTCTTAAAGTTTTCAAAATGATTATTTCTGCTATAAGTGATTTCTCCTCTTGCCGTATTTTTAATAAAACTAGTCTTTTCCCACATACAAAACGCATCTTTTCCTAATGCAGATGCTGCATGGATCAGTCCGGTATCATTTCCAATGATAAATTTAGCCTTATTTACTAGCAAAATAGCATGCCTTAAAGTTGTTTTTTGCCATTCAAGTGCTTTGCCTATGTGTTTAAATACGTTTGAATTTCTTATATAATCATCATAAGTACCTACAAATTTAATCTTGATGTCCATCGAGTGTAAAATATAATCTAAAACTCGAATATATATATCATCACCAGGATCTTTTGCGGCTACTTTATGAGGAATATTACTAAAACAACCTCTTAGAATTACACAATAATTATCATCAATTGGCCTATCAATTTTATCAATATAACTTTTTGGGACTTCACCGAGATTAATGTTAAGTGTTTGCTGAACTAAATTAAATATATATAACCAATCAGGAACTGATGAGTTTATGGTATAACTGCCAAAAAGTTCTTTTCCTTCTGGCTTTTCTATATGTCTAATAAATTGGCAATCTATAAAAGCATCCCCAACAGTTTCAAAAAGCACTGGAATAGGTTCTTTGTAGTATTCAGATAATGCTTTTAATGTAGGTGTACAATTTATAAAATTACCCAGACCAAATGTTTTTTCTTGTCTACAAAAAAAGTTCACCATGATCCTATATAAATTTCACTTTCTTTTTCTCTAAATCTAATTGCTTCACCCATGGCAATAATAGCGGCTACAATAGCATCAACTTTGTCTTTGCTTATTTTCCCCTTACCAATCATATAATTATCATTTACATCCCTTCTAAGCATAGCGTTATCGGCCATCCATCTTAAAACAGGATGCCCGCCGTGAATAATCTTACCGTCCATCAAAAGTCTTTCAAATTCTTTTGTAGGTTCACTCATGGTTGCCCATCCTTGGCGATATGGCTCCATTACATAACCTTCATCTATCCAGTCTGTTATTTTTTGTAAGGCATTATATGGATCAAATCCAATACTTACAATATTGTACTTTTCGAAGCACTCATCTATTGTTTTTTTTATGTAGTTGTAATCAATCACATTCCCGGGTGTTCTAATTAAATGCCCTTCGCTTGCCCACTTAAAATAAAAACTTTGATTCTTATTATCTCGTTGTTCAATCTGTTTTTCAGGCACAAAAATAAAAGGCATAACATAATACTTATCTTCTAGTGGAAATATCAAAACAAAAGCAGAGGTATCAGAAGTACTTGCAAGGTCTAACCCACCGTAGCAAGTAGCCCCTGTTAAATCTGGTAATTCTCTATTTCCTTTATTCCAATCTTCATCAGTGATCCACTTTTCCTCCGATCCTGTCCATATGTTTAACCTTAATCTTTTAAATGCATTCTGCGTGGTCACGTTATTTTTTGCTTCTATAAAATCTTTATAAAAATTCTTTCTAAATGTCTCCG